CGACCGGGGTGAGGACCGCAACGTGGTCAAGATGGCCATCGAGCCAGATCATCCTGAGTACGCACGCATCATGGGTGTGCCCTCCAAGTTGAAAGCCACAGCGCCAGCACCAAGCAATCCGGCAACACCGGCGCCAGCAGCAACACCAGGGCAGACCAACGCCACAGCAGCAGCGCCAGCACCGCAACGCGCAGCACCCGTGTCGGGCAAACCCGCCTGGGCGCAGTGAGGAGTGCCAGCTATGTATGCCTCTTTACCTATGCCGCAGGCTTACCACCCGGCTTGCTTTAGTGACGCCTCGCAGTACCAGCAGTGGCGCACCTATGCCGTCAAGACCCGTGCCGGTGACAGCGACTTCTGCACCGACTGCACCCGTGCCTACCAGCACCAGATGATCAAACAGTGCCGCTGTCTGCACGCCAAAACCCGCTTCTTTGTTGACTGCGATGGTTATACCGAGGGTCGTCGCCCAGTTGAAGAACGTCTTGTCAATTGCAAGAAGAAAGGTAGGCGATGAAATGCTGGGTCTGTTCACGTCAAGCCCGGGGGTACGGTCATACCGACACCCGGCATCGCACAGGACAGGCCCAGCGGTATCCGCTGGACTGGGTCTTCTGTTCCGAGCGCTGTCAAAAAGCGTTTCACGCCATGTATGGCAACTGGGTGCGTTTGCAAGACGACCTGGTCGACAGCAAGGGGGCGACCATGGTCAATCTCTCTGAAGTTGAGCAAAACGCCATGGTCAAGTGCCTCAAGGCCTTCGGCGAAGCAGCCGGTGCCATTGGGTTCACAAAACCACTGGGCGACTATTCTGAGTCTGAAGCCTTGGCGGTCATCGACTCAATCGTCACCTGCTTTACGCAGGCCATGGTGGAGCACCACGAGAAATCTAAATACCCACCGGTGCGTGGTCTGCCAGAGGTTCCAGATCCCATGGCGAATCTGGTCGCCAATCCGTTTGCCGACATGGAAAACGATCTGCCCTGGGAGGATGCCAAATGATGGACTTCAACTCATCATCAAGCGTCAGCGGCCAGATCAGCACGCTGATTGATCTGGGTCTGCAAAAGACCCGCTCCAAGGAGAAATCCCGCCAGTATCTGGGCGCATCTCGTCTGGGGGTGTCGTGCGAGCGCGCCCTCCAATACGAGTACGCCCAAGCGCCGGTGGACCCGGGGCGCGAGACGCAGGGGCGGATTCTGCGCATTTTTGAGCGTGGCCACGTCAATGAGGACAGCATGGTCGCGTGGCTTCGTGCAGCCGGGTTCGATCTGCGCACGCACAAACCGAACGGCGAGCAGTTTGGGTTTTCAACGGCTGACGGTCGCTTGCAGGGTCACATCGATGGTGTCTTTGTCGGCGGGCCTGAAGGGTTTGCCTATCCTGCGCTTTGGGAAAACAAGTGCCTGGGCTCCAAATCCTGGCGTGATCTTGAGAAAAACAAGCTCGCGGTTTCCAAGCCTGTTTATGCCGCACAAGTGGCCATTTACCAAGCCTACCTGGAGTTGCACGAAAACCCGGCCATCTTCACGGCGGTCAACGCCGACACGATGGACATCTACGCCGAGTTGGTGCCGTTCGATGCGGCGCTGGCCCAGCGCATGTCCGACCGGGGCGTGAAGGTGATTGCAGCCACTGAGGCAGGTGAACTGCTGCCTCGCGCCTACCTTGATGCCACCCACTTTGAATGCAAGTTTTGCGCGTGGCAAGACCGCTGCTGGAGGACAACCCAATGAACACACCAAAGCAAGAATTCCAAATGGATACCGAGCCCATGATCGATGCCAAGCAGGCGGCGTGCGCGCTGCGTCTGCCCCTGTACTGGTTTGGCGACCCCAAGATGCGCGCCAAACACCGCATTCCACATTACCTGCTGGGCGGCTTGGTTCGCTTTCGCATGAATGAACTGAGCACTTGGGCTGCCAACAGCAGTGCCACTGGCGACTCTGAAACAGGTGCAGACCAATCGGAGGATGCCAGCCATGATGGACTTTAACGATGTGACACCGGCACCATCACCGTCTGGCGATGGCAACCGCGAAGAAATTCGCGCCAGCTTGCTGCTGCGACTTGAGTCAGTGCTGAGGGACATGTTTCCCGCTGGCAAGGTCAAACGCGACAAGTTTCTGGTGGGCGACATTCTGGGTAGCCCAGGCGACAGTCTGGAGATCGTTCTTACCGGTGAGAAGGCCGGACTGTGGACAGATCGTGCAACTGGTCAGGGCGGTGACATCTTCGATCTGATTGCTGCCCATCAATCGCTCAATATTCATTCGGACTTTGCTAAGGTGCTCAGTTTTGCGGCGCAACTGGTCGGCAAAGCGCCACAACAGCTAACGCGCAAGCGCAAGGTCGAGCCACCCATGGACGATCTCGGACCAGCCACGGCCAAGTGGGATTATCTGGACGGCGACGGAAAGCTGATCGCCATCGTGCATCGGTACGACCCACCCGGCAAGAAGAAGGAGTTCCGCCCCTGGGATGTCAAACGCAAAAAGGCTACATCACCTGATCCCCGGCCACTGTACAACCAGCCGGGCATGCTTAAGTCTGAACGGGTGGTGTTGGTCGAAGGTGAAAAGTGTGCCCAAGCCCTGATCGATGCGGGCATCTGCGCCACCACCGCCATGCATGGAGCCAACGCGCCGGTGGACAAAACCGACTGGTTACCTCTGGCAGGCAAAACAGTGCTGATGTGGCCAGACAAGGACAAGCCTGGCTGGGAATACGCAGATCGTGCAGCGCAGGCGATGTTGGCTGCTGGTGCCAAAACTTGCCATATCCTGTACCCACCAGAGGCTGCGGCCGAGGGGTGGGATGCAGCAGATGCTCAAGCCGAAGGGTTCGATGTTGCAGGCTTCATTGCTCACGGCCCACGTATGCAGATGTACTTGGTGGCTGATGGCCCGGACTCGGCCACCACCGGCAGTGCCACTGAAGAGGCTGTTTGGGGCACGGAAGATGCCCTGGCGCTGTCGTTCACCCGGCGCTATCACAACGATTGGCGCTATGTTGCAGGATGGGGCAAGTGGCTGGTCTGGGATGGCCTGCGCTGGCGAGCTGAAGACACGTTGGCTGCCAGTGACTTGATTCGGCATGTGTGTCGACACGCATCGCTCAACGCGAGCAACCCCAGGGTCGCTGCCAAATTGGCGGCATCAAGCACCATCGGCGGTGTTGAACGCCTGGCACGCGCTGACCGTCGTCATGCTGCAACCACTGATGAGTGGGATGCTGACCCCTGGTTGCTCAACACACCGGGTGGGGTCGTCGATCTCAGGAGTGGACGGCTGCGAGACCATGATCGATGCGACCGCATGACTAAGATCACAACGGCCACCCCTCGTGGCGAGTGTCCGATCTGGCGGCAGTTCATCCACGAGGTCACTGGGGGCGATGTGGAAATGCAGACCTATCTGCAACGCATGGTGGGCTATGCACTGACCGGGTCAACCCGGGAGCACGCACTGTTCTTTCTCTATGGCACCGGTGCCAATGGCAAGTCAGTGTTCGTCAACACCCTGGCCGACATTCTGGGCGACTACGCCACCAACGCGCCGATGGATACGTTCATGGAAACCCGCACTGACCGCCATCCGACCGACATGGCCGGTCTGCGTGGGGCACGGTTTGTGGCAGCGATTGAGACTGAACAGGGTCGCCGCTGGGCTGAATCGAAGGTAAAAAACCTCACTGGCGGCGACAAGATCGCAGCGCGTTTCATGCGCCAGGACTTCTTTGAGTTCTTTCCGCAGTTCAAGCTCTTTGTCGCAGGCAACCACAAACCGGCTATTCGCAATATCGACGAGGCTATGAAGCGGCGCTTGCACCTGATCCCGTTCACCATCACTGTGCCGCCCGAAAAGCGCGACAAACACCTCCAGCAAAAACTTCTGGCCGAGCGTGACGGAATCCTTGCCTGGGCGCTGGAAGGCTGTTTGGCATGGCAACGACTGGGTCGGCTTGATCGTCCACAGCAGGTCACGGATGCCACCGACGAGTATTTCGAGGCCGAGGACGCCTTGGGTCGCTGGCTTGATGAGAAATGCGTAGCAGTCGAGAGTGCCAGATCACTGACAGCAGAGCTCTTCAACGATTGGAAGTCTTGGGCTGAAGCTGCTGGCGAATTCATTGGTTCACAACGCAGATTTTCTGACCTGCTGATCACCCGTGGCTTTGAAAAGTGGCGCAACGGTTCAGGTGTCCGTGGTTTTAAGGGCATCGGACTGAAGTCGCCACCGAGTGCCAGCTACACGCCCTACGCAGACAACTGACCCCATAAAAAAAACCCTCAGTCTGACGCAGTCGTCGCAGTCCCCCGTTAACCCTCACACGTGAGGTGACCCGCACCTTATGGAAAGTTACGACAAGCTGTGGCGACTGCGTCAGACCACCCCGGAAATGACACAAATCATGAACAACACAATCCTTACCCTTGACCTCGGGACAACCACTGGCTGGGCTCTTCGCCCCCAGAACGGCCAGACTGCCCACGGCTTTGTCAGCTTCAAATCGCAGCGTTTCGAGGGCGGTGGCATGCGCTTCCTGCGCTTCAAACACTGGCTGGCTGAAATCAAAACGATGACTGGCGAGATCAACGCCGTGTACTTCGAGGAGGTCCGCCGCCACGTTGGGGTTGACGCCGCCCACGTCTATGGCGGCTTGATGGCCACTCTCACCACCTGGTGCGAGCACCACCGCATCCCGTACCAGGGCGTGCCCGTGGGCACGATCAAGAAGCACGCCACCGGCAAAGGCAACGCAGGCAAGGCAGAGGTCATCGCGGCCATGCGTGCCCTTGGTCACCCCGTCACTGACGACAACGAAGCCGATGCCCTGGCCATCCTGTACTGGGCGATGGATACCCAAGGAGAAAACGAATGAAAAAACCAACACTGATTCCCATCGTCCCGACCACACTCAACGGCCAGTCAAGCCAAATGGTCGACGCGCGTGTGTTGCACGGTTTTTTGGAGGTCAAGCGTGACTTCTCAAACTGGATAAAAGGCCGCGTTGAGGAATTTGGTTTTGAGCGTGGCGTTGACTTTGTCTCGTTTGATTCGCCAAATCCGGCGAATCAAAACACCCGTGGTGGAGATCGCAGGTCAATCGACTACTTCCTGACCATCGACATGGCCAAAGAACTTGCCATGGTCGAACGCACCACCAAAGGTCGCCAAGCCCGTCGCTACTTCCTGGACTGCGAGCGCCAGCTTCGTCAGTTGCAGCAAAGCCTGCCAGCCAATATGACTCACCAGCGCACGGCCATCAGTGCAGGGCAACAACAAGCTATCAACCGCCAGGCCTGGGCTGACGTGTCTGGCCAAGCCCAAGCTGCCTTTCATGCACGCCGTGAGCAACTGCTGCGCGAGTGCCTCGATACACCCGAGCCGCGTCAGCGCATCGTCCCACTGCACATGGTGCCGATCTGGGCACGTTGAAGGAGGCTGCACATGAAAGTCCCAACCCACCACTACCAATGCCCCCTGGGTCGCTTGCAGCCCACCGTCACAGACCTGGACAGCGTCAAGCAACGCGGCTGGCGTGACCAGAACATCCTGGTGGTCAACGCCGAGGACAAGCGGCTGGCGTGACCAGAACATCCTGGTGGTCAACGCCGAGGACAAGCGGCTGGACTACCTCGAGCGCGAACTGGTGCGACGCATCGGCGAGCGTCTGTACGGCACACCAAGGACACGTCATGGCTGAGCGCAACACACCTTGGACACCTGATGACGTGGCCAACCGCTTCGAGGACGCTGCGGCCACTGCAAGGCGACTGCCCTCGGCCAACGTGCAGGGCTACTTCAACGCGTGGCCCACCATCGTGCGCTGCCAGTGGGAGATGCTGGCAACCGATGAACGTGTGGTCTGTCGCTTCCCACCTTCACCGAAGGACGTGGAGGACATGCTTGAGGTCATGCTCTGGGTGCAGTGGCTTGAGGTCGAGCAGCGCCACTTGGTCTGGATGCGTGCCAAGCGGTACGGCTGGCGAGACATCTGCACGCGCTTTGGCATGTGTCGTACCACAGCGTGGCAGCACTGGCAAAAGTCCATTCAACTGGTGGCGCAAAAGCTCAACGACAGCCTCAAAAAGTGAGGGAGGCGTGACAAAACGCCACGGATACATCCAAGACAAAGGGGCAGGCAGAGTAACGTATCCAGCACTTGTCCAGCGTTTTGCCACTTTGTCCTTTTGGCCTGCAAAACAGGGCTAAACATCCAGCCTGTTTTTCGGTATATTTACGGCTATGGATGGAGAAAACCGCTGGCGATCTGTTGGAAATTAGCCACTGAGCCCCAGGTAAAAGGGGTCCTTCTTTCAGAAAATCCTATGCGGGGGGGAACAGCGCAAGACCCGCCCAACGACAGACTGCAAACCAAGGTTTGCAGGAGTTTGCACCACGGCAGGTTTGCACCCTGGCACACAGGGGGGGAATTCAATTCACACCCCTTGCCCGTGCAAACGCCGCACAGCAAGCGATGACCTCCAGTATTTGGATGCCATCGACTCCTTTGGTCTTAAGCAACTGACCCGTATTTTTTAGCCCGACTTTTTCTGAACCCGCTCTCGGAGTTATCTGACGGCGGGTTTTTACGTTCAACTCCAGCGCTTGAAATAGCGCACCTCGCAGCCCGTCACTGGTTTTCAAAGACCCGTGCGGGCCGTACTTTTTTTGGAAAGCTCGAAACCCGTGAATCCACTCAACGTCGAGTACCGCAAGGATGAAGCGCAGACATTTATCGCGCGCAATACGCGTACTCACAGTCCACTGCAGGTGGCCAGCATTGCGTCAAGCATCAAAGAATTTGGCTACGACAAATTTTCTTTCTGCACCGAAAACGATTGTTACGCTGTAGATGTTGACGGTCATGTCTATCGGGTGTGTAGACAACAGCGAAGCAAGAGTGGGCGTCTCATTCGAAAGTACGAAACCATTCGTTTAGGTGGATCGATTGATGTCGATGGCTACGTGGTCTATCGAATGAGAGTTGGCGAAGTCAAGAAGCACGTCAAGGGACATCGTGTTGTCCTAAATGCATTTGTTGGCGAACGCCACGATCTCTGCGTCAATCACAAAAACGGATTGAAAGTCGACAACAGACTCTCCAATCTTGAGTGGGTGACGGTTGCCGAAAACAATGCTCACGCAATTCGCACCGGTCTGTTTGATCCCAGAAGCATTGATCAATCGTCGCACACAAAAGTCTTTAAGTTTGACTACGTCGCGATATACGTTATGAACAAGCACCTTGGCATTGCGCGCACTGAATTGGCAAAACGCAACCGTGTATGCCGACAAACAATTGATCAAGTCATTTCCGCTGTTGATCGTGTTTTGAAGAAGCCCTATGCATTTGCCTGAACAATTTGAGCAATGGCCGGTGTCCCGTTTGATCGAGTACGTTCGAAATCCTCGCAAGAATGATCATGCTGTAGCTGCGGTTGCAGCTGCAATACATGAATTCGGATTTCGCGTGCCGATCATCGCCAGGAGTGACGGCACCGTTGTCGATGGTCACCTTAGACTTAAGGCAGCCAGACAACTTGGACTGGAGACGGTTCCCGTCCTGCTCGCCGATGACATGTCAGAAACGCAAGTTAAAGCGTTTCGTCTCAGCGTCAACAAACTCGCCGAATTGGCTGGTTGGGACAACGAACTGCTATCCCTGGAACTGGCAGATCTGGATGCTGCTGGATTTGATCTCAACCTCACTGGCTTCTCCGATGAAGAAATTGAAAAATTGCTCATCGATATCGAAGGTGATCCTGTCGATGATGCCCCATCCGAACAAGCCGAAGTGGCTGACGAAGTTCCTGACGCGCCGGTCAACCCGGTATCCCGAACCGGCGATGTCTGGCTGCTCGGTGCGCACCGCCTGATCTGTGGTGATGCAGGTGACCCGGCCGTGATCGCCGCCTTGATGCAAACTGAAAAGGCTGCGCTGTGTTTCACCTCTCCACCCTACGGTACCCAGCGCGACTACACCGACTCGATTGTTGATTGGGACGCGCTTATGCGCAGCGTCTTGGCGCAACTGCCCATGGCTGCCACTGGTCAAGTGCTGGTCAACCTAGGGCTGATCCACCGCGAGCAGGAAGTCATGCCGTACTGGGATGGCTGGCTGTCATGGATGCGCCAGCAAGGTTGGCGGCGATTTGGCTGGTACGTTTGGGACCAGGGCCCAGGCCTGCCGGGCGACTGGAGTGGACGCTTTGCGCCAGCATTCGAGTTCGTGTTTCACTTCAATCGCAAGGACTCCGAGGTGCGCAGACCCAACAAAAACGTGCCCTGCATCTACGCTGGGCGCGATACGCACCTGCGCGGTGACGGCACCAGCGCCGGTGGCATGCGCAACAAAGATGGCAGCAAAACCTCGTGGAACCATGTCGGCACGCTCACCCAGGACACCAAGATCGCGGACTCGGTTATTCGCATCATGCGCCACAAGGGCAAGATCGGTCAGGACATTGACCACCCGGCCGTGTTTCCGGTGGCGCTGCCTCAGTTTGTGATGGAAGCGTATTCGGATACCGGTGACATTGTGTTCGAGCCCTTTTGTGGCAGCGGCACAACCATGCTGGCCGCGCAGCGCAGTGGTCGCCAGTGCCGCCTGGTGGAGATCGCGCCGCAGTACGTGGACGTGGCCGTCATTCGCTTCCAGCAAAACTTCCCCGATGTGCCGGTGAGTCTTGCAGCGACCGGCCAGACCTTCAAGGCGGTCGCAGCAGAGCGACGTGCGCCAGCAACCCCAACAATTGATTTTGCAGAGGAAAATTCATGACCGTATCCTGGCTGGCCAACAAAATCGAGCAATGGCCAACCGCCAAACTCTTACCCTACGCTCGCAACTCGCGTACACACTCGCAGGATCAAGTGGCGCAGGTCGCTGCTTCGATTGTTGAATTTGGCTTTACAAACCCTTGTCTGATCGGCAGCGATGGCATCCTCGTGGCAGGTCACTGTAGGCTCGCTGCGGCGCAAAAGCTCGGTCTTGAGACTGTCCCGGTGGTGGTGTTGGAGCATTTGACATCTACTCAACGCCGGGCACTGGTGATCGCTGATAACCGTACCGCAGAGTTGGCTGGCTGGGACGATGCGATGCTACGGGTGGAACTCGATGCCCTGCGCGATGATGACTTCGATTTGTCGCTGACCGGCTTTGATGCCGATGCACTGGCCGACCTGTTCGAGGGCGACGAAGGCGACGTGGGCCAAACCGGTGACGATGAGGTGCCCGAGTCGCAAGAGACTGTGATCTCGCGCCCAGGCGACGTGTGGCTGCTCGGTG